TGTAGGACTCGTCAAAGTTTCCAACGATGACCGCGGTCTCGTTCGTTCCTGTTCCGAGGTTTGTCGGCATATTCGCATCCAAGACAACCGGGATTCCGAGAATCTGGAATCCACCAAGGTCGTAGCCGGGACGTTGGAATGTTCCGGCGGCGTTCATTGGGTTTCCGAGGGTGCTTGTGAACTGTGGACGGTTTGAGCCGTCGAGCGCACGAAGGATGACCGAAGCGAACGACGGGTGCATAACGATGTGAGTCGCTGATCCGTAGAAGTTGGTCGAGATGTCGGTGATTGCTTGAACTAATTTCGGAAAGAACTCGGCGTATGTCGGGCTCGCGTCGGTGTATGTGACCGCGTTGATTCCTGACGTGTTCAAGATTCCGCGGTGTTCGCCAGATGAGCCGGAGCCGTTGATTGCGAGGCCGTCGACTTTTGTCTGGTATGAACGAACGGCATCTCCGAGGAGTTGGTTTTCGATTCCTGTACCACGGAGAACGGCTTGTTTCGAGAGGTCAAACATTGACGCCACGGTGTTCACGTTGATGGTGAGGAGTGTGTCGTCTGGGCTTGATTCTGTTGGCGCTGAGTTCTCTGAGGCCTGTACGTAGGAGGTAACTCCCGTTGTGAGCCTTCCGATATTCAGGGTCATTCCCTGAGCCGGTAGCGCTGAGTTCACGGAGATGTCAAGAACCGGGCGACCGGCACGACGGAGACCGGCGAACGAATCGACGAGGTACTGGGGAACTACAAGGCCGGCAAAGTTGCTCGTCCCTGAGTCACGAGTCTCGAGTGTTTCGCGCTGGTAGCGACCAATACGCTCGCGGGCTTCGTATGATCCACCGAACTCGGCGGCCATCGCGTCGGCGAGGAAGTTGTTGGTCGAGCGTTCGTGATATGTCGGCTCTTCGCTGATTACTCGAGCTGGAGCCGCTGAACGTGTCTCGGTTGTTTTGCCGTCGATCGTGGCGGCGAGTTCTGCCGCTTTGACCTTGCGGATCTCGATGTCTGAGATCTGCTCAATACGCTCGTCGAGTTTTTCGATTTCGAGTTTGAGGGCTTGAATGTTGGCGAGTTCGATGTCTGTGATGTCACGGTTTTCATCGGCGGCGCGGGTGAGTGTTGCGTCGATAAGGCTCGTCTTTGACGAGCGGTTCTCTTGGAGGTTGGTTAGAAACTGATTCATAGGGTGTCCTTTTGATTGTGTTGGGACGGGGTGCCTACTTCGTAACCGGTAGAGGATGCCGCGGTGCGGGGTGCTCGACTCGATTCGGTGGGGTGCCGGATATTTTGATTCTAGTCGGAGCGTGAGACGCTGGCGAGTATTTCTTGCGCGAGTTCTCGGTTCGGTGTTTCTTTGTTCATGCGTTGGATGTTCTCAACGAATGTCCGACCGGGGTCGCCTCCCCACAATGCCCAAGCGATCCGACCGGCTGATGGATAGCCATCTTCTCCTCGGTTGAATCCTTCGGCTTGTTTGTCGACTTCGTGACGTGCGAAGAACGACGCCGATCGAATGACGGTCTCAAGTGATAGCGGACGGCCGTTTGAGATGTCACGAGCGCGGGCGACGCCGACTTCGGTTCCGCCGCGGTTGAACTCTCGTCTCCATTCGAGTCCTTGCTTGGCTTCGTCGATCATGCCTTGAGTGGGCTTGTAGGAGACGGCGCGTTCCTCGTCGTCTGAGAGGTCGTCATCGTTCTCGTCAATATCTTCGGAGTCATCTTCGGAGGCGTAGAGAGCGGCCATTTGGCGCTCGGCTTGGAGTTCGCTTTTGTGGCATCCCATGATCTCGCCGTCGTCGTCTTTGACTACGGCGTAGCCATTACAAGCCGAGAGTCCGGTCGTGATCGTGTAGGGCATCGGCTACGAGTTCGGTAGAAGTACGGTGACTGTCTCGGTACCGGTGGCGACGATTGCGTGGAGAGTTTCGCCCGCTGGAAGAGTAACGGCGAGATAGCCGTCGTCCTTTTCATGTAGGTATCCGTTTGATGTTGTCACGGTTGCGCTACCGAGATAGATCGAGGTGTTGCTGGCCGCGTGGATTCGGATGTCTCGGTTGACGGTGCTGGCCGCTACGAGGAGAGTGGCGGTTGTTCCGACGGATGTTTGTGTGCTTCTCATTTTTTGATGTCCTTTAGTAGTTCGACAATGGCGTCGAGGTTGGGGGTGGTGGATTCTTCACGGACGCCGACAACTTGGGCGGCGTGGCCGTATGCGCCGAACGTCACGAGGGACACTTCGGCGAGGTGTGCGGCGATTCTTTCAACGACTCCGTCCTTGCGTCGGTTGTCCTTTAGGGGCTGAAATCCGATACTAAGTTCCGATAGAGCTCCATCGCGCACGAGTTCCAAGATGTCGTCCGAGCGGTTGCCTTTTGAAACTCTGAACTCCCCGTATAGGCCATTCGTGTCCTCGCGGAGCAGAGTGGCGCGTCCAATCGGGAGGGCTTGGGAATCGTGACCGACTAGGAGCTTGACGCGGTGAGCGTTCGGGATAACGCGAGAGAACGCGCCCGCCTTGAACACTTCGACGAGGTTCGCGTTGATGCGTTGCTCGACGTTGTACGGGACACATATTCCGCATATTGTCCGGCCGTCTCCGGTCGTTCTGATTTCTAGGTCTGTTTCGTAGGCGCGGGTTTCGATCATGTCATTTCCTCCATGTCGGTCGGGGTGTTGTATGGCTCTCGGTTTTCGAGGTTTCGAACTTCGTCAACTGTTAGGAAGCCAGAGTCGAGGGCGAGTTTGTGGGCTTGGTATCGGGTGAGTGTGTCGACACGGAGCAGAGAGTCGAATGAGAACTCGGCGGTCTGGCCTCGTGGGATGTAGTCGGTGAATGTTGCTTCGATGCGGGCGGTGAGCGGGGCGAGGGATGTCTTGATGTACTCGATGCCTTGGAGTTCGGTGTTTGTGTAGGTCCGCGAGGTGTTGGGCGCTCCGATGAAGTTGCCGGGGATTCCGACAATGTTGGCGGCGTCGGCGATTGCTTGGTTTCGTGCTTCGACGAGCTGGGAGTCTGACGCGTTCGCGGTCAATGGTTCGACGGTGGTGGTCGAGTTCATGACGGCGGGACGGCGTGAGCGCCCGGAGTAGTGCTCCATCCATTTCAATTTTAGGAGATCGGCTTCGTCCTCGGTGAGGTCGGGGTTCGCTGACTTGATGACGTAGGACGGCATCGTTCCGCCGTCGAAGTAGCGGGCGGCGTATTCCATGACCGCGACCGCGGCCGCGATGCCTTGGCGTTGGGCGGCGATGATTCCGATACCGGCGACGTCTCCCGGCATGGAGAAGCCTTTGACGTGGAAGATCTCGGACGCTTGATAGTCGACTTGGTCGATGGTGAACACTTTGTTTCCGTTGATCTTGTGGATCATCACGCGCTCGGGTGAGACCGGATAGATGGATTCCGGGTAGCCGGTTGGTCCGAGTTCGCCGAGGATTGCGACGTAGTTTCCGTGAAGGATTAGCGCGGCGACCATTGCCGAGATGGTTTCGACTCGGGTCTCGAGTGGGTTCGGACGCTCGAGGAGCCTAGGAGTCGGGTCGACCTTTTGATTGTTTCGATATGCGTACAACGGCAAGACGCCAATCGAGTCCGAGATCATTGTCGTCGCCCGCCAGATCGCCGGAACCGACAAGGTCGTCTCGGTGTCTACCGGTACGCCGGCGTAGGTATCGAGAACGGTACGAGAGATTCGGCCTTGACTGTCGACGTATGCGCCGCGCTTCTCTGATTGTTTTGTGAGGAGACGGTTGAGCACTAGGACCTCTCGGCGGCGATGCCGAAGATGACAAGCGCGACTCCGGCGAAGCCGAGGCCGAGGGGCGGAGATGCGAGCGTGAGAGCCATGGCGACAATGATAGTCCCTAGAGCTTGGAGGATAGTGGGTAGGTGTTGCTTCATTAGTAGATGCGGCTCCTTGAGGTGTCGGTTGGTGTTCTGTTGGTGGCGTGATGATAGGCGAGAGTGGCGGCGAAGAGTGGCGTCAAGTCGGCCGCGTCGACGGTCCGACTCCAGAGGTAGCCGCTTGACATTTGTTTTCGCTTTGCTGAGGCAATGGCGGACTCGAGTGAGGCGTTCGGTCTAATTCGGATGGCGTCGTCTAAGACGGCGTCGTAGAAGAGTCCACAAGCCGCGGTCATGTCTCGAAGGGTGTATCGGGTGACGGGTACGCCGCCGGTCTCTAGACGATCGACGAGGCTATTCGCTGGGGAGTATCCGTCGACGACGATGGATCCTTTGTGTTCGCGCCATAGTTTCAAGATGCGATCTACTACCCAAGAGACGCTCTCTCGGTGTTCGATTAGTTCGACGCGCCCGGTCTCGTCGGCGACACAGATCGAGGCATACGACCGATCCATGGCGACGTCTATTCCGAACGAGAGACGACCGGATGGAGCGGTCTTTTCGTCTAAGACTTTGAGGACGTACTTGGCGGGGATTGCGGCATCGTCGAGGACGGTCCATTGGCAGAGATAAGCGCGACGAAACTCTCCTTCGGTCATTGTGGCTCGAGCGTGTGCGACGACCTTTTCGTCGATTGTGTGTCCCATTGCCGGGATTGTGCGTTTCCAGACTTTCGGGTCGTCAATATCGTCGTCGTTGTCGGCTGAGAACTCGAAGTACGCGACGCCAGTTTCTACGCCAGAGTCAACCATCTGGCGACCTTTCTCGACTTTTCGCTTGAGATAGAGCGACGCTTGGGTTCCGGCCGTTGAGATGACGATGAGTTGGGCGTCGCGCTTGGTTGCCATTGCTGGCAGAAGTGACGCCTCGCGCCGGTCATCTTCGTCGGCGAACGCTTCGTCGATGATCCCGAAGTCGATGACGCGACCGTGACCGGCGGCCGGGGATGATGGCATGACGTCAATACGCGATCCGTTCTTAAAGTGGATGGCCTCGGCTCCCGCTCCGCGATAGACGCGCTTGAGACTAGCCGAGAGTTTTGAGTTCTCGATTGCTGGGACTTGGTCGTCGATAAGTTTTCGCCGCGCGTCCCAACCGGTTTGAGCGGTATAGCCGATTGTTTGAGCACGTCCCCATAGGAGCGCCCGTTGTAACTCGAGCGAGAGACAAAGGGTTGTCTTGCCGCATTGTCTAGGGACGAGGACGTTGACCTCGCGGTACGCCGGCACCATGAGACCGGTGTTCTCGTCTAGCACCATCTCGAGAGCGATGTCGGCGATGTCGCGTTGCCATTTCATGAACGGCGTCCCAAGTAGTTCGGCTACCTTGGCGACTTCATTTCCGCGGGTTGGTCGTCTTTTGTTTCTTTTCGTTGCCCATCTCGGCCGTGATGTCGGCGAGGAGCTTGTCGAACGGGTCGCCATGTGCTTCGGTTTCCTTCCTGAGTGCTTGTTCTGCCAGACGGTATTCGCGCCAGACGACCGGATTGTCCGGCTCGGCGTCGGCGAGAGAGGCAAGGCTTCGCACAATCTGGATCCGGGCCGCGTCAACTTCGGAGATGAGACCGTCATCTCGGAGTGCCTTGATCGTGATCTCGGTCGCTTTGCGGTTTTGACCGTGGTTCGACTTTGGCTCGATTGTTGCCGATTCTTTCGTTTTTGCTTGTTTTACTGGCGATTGTGCCTTTTTTGTCGGTTTTTGCGCCGGTTGTTTTGGGGCCGTCATGACAATCCTTGACCGATTGAATATAAATCCATGGAACTACGTCGGGGTGTCGGCGGGCCCCCCGGGAAAAATTTGTCTACCATTTTCGCGACGATTTGACTAGAACTTTGATGTTTCGGTTGTTGTTGCATCTTGAGCATGAAGCGCGGAGGTTTTCTTCTTCGTACCACGCGCCACCCATCGAGACCGGCAAGATGTGATCTACCTCGGTCGCTTCTTGTGTGCATCCTTGCGTCCTGATCTGGCACCGGTATCCGTCGCGCTCTAGAACTTTCTTTCGTATTGTTCTCCATGGTCCGGAGTATTGGGGTTTCCTAGCCATTGGCAAGCCGACAAGCGCGGGAGGAGTACCGGATGACTTTGGGGTGTTTCGCCGCGCATATCATCTGGAGCATCTTTCCGCATCCGTTACGCACCGCGCCCCATCCGAAAGGTCCGACTCTGTGGATGTGCTCTCCATTGCGTTGAGTGTGTCCTAGGAAGGCTATGGCGTCGGCTACTTTGGTTTGTTGGCGTGGTGTGAGTCCTTTGGCGGAGTTGTAGTTGGACCATCTGGCGAACGTCTGGCGATGGATTCCGTACATTCCCGTGTAGGACTTGGTCGAGTGGTTGACGTTGTTCCCGGTCTCGCATCGGGCGAGTTGCAAGTAGTAATCGTCTTTCATTATTCCTCCGTAGATGGTGTGTCCGTCTTTTGCTTGGACGGGCGTTCCGACGGATAGGACGGCGATACCAATGAGAGACGCCAGACGATAGCCATGGAGCCGGTGTCTGTCTTTCGTCTGAATGGTGTCTCTACGACGTGGCCAAGGTCGACGAGTTCTTGTCGTCTTTTGGCTGATGATGATCGAAGGATTCCGAGGTGCTCGGAGAGTTCGAAGTCGGTGGCGTCGCCTAGGTGTTTGAGGGCTTCCCATACTCGTCTCCTTTGTGAAGGACCGCGGCGCGATGCTTCGGCGGCGGTCTCGTGTGAGGTATGTGGGTCGTTGGTTCTTACGAGCCTAGTCGCCGGGATGATGGTGTCGAGGGGCATGGGGTCAAAGAGTGACGGTTGAAGGCTCATTTGGCGTCTCCGTTGGGGTTAGCGATGAAGGCTAGGGATAGGCGGAGGTTGTCGGCCGCCAAGGTGTACGGACCGCCAGAGGTCTTGATTTTGTTGTCGGCGTCTATGTGGCGAAGCATCCGGCGAGCGGCGAAGATGACGTCTTGGTAGGCGTGGACGAGGGCTTGGGCTTTCTCGAGATCGGATTGCGCTCGATAGAGCTCATTGAGGATGTGTTGTTCTGTCATTGGGTTTCTTCTTTCTCGTTGTATTCGTTGAATCCTTGGCGGCGTAGGTCGCCTTCCATTTGTCGGATGAGTGCGATTGCATCGCGGATTGTTTCTTTGGGGTCGATGGATGAGTCGGCCAGAATGTCTAGGAGTCCGTTCTTGACCTTTTTGGGTTCGTGGATCATGTTGTTCCGAATCCGAAGCACACGGGGCAGAGAACGAGGGTTTGGTGGTCGTTGTCCCATATGTGGGAGCGGCCTTCTTCGTCTGGATTCTCGAAGCCTGTCCGGAACTTGCCGAGACATTCTTGGCACGTTTTCACGGGTGGCGAAGCGGCTTTCTTTCTCTGTTTCATACTGTCTCTGTTTAGTGCGTCACCGGTGGCCATACCCGTATCCCCAACCTTGGGGCTACCCTTTGTCACGGGTGAGGAGGTGTGAAGAGTGTAGATATTGCTCGACGGGTCTCCTTGAGGTGTCATACGATGCTCAACGGTGAGGGCCTTGATCTCAACGAGTTCGTCCTTGGCTCGGTCTACGGTGGCGGTCGAGGTGTGCATTATCTCGGCGATTGTGCGGCGGGATGGCCATGCCTTACCGTTACTGTTCGCGAACCGGTTAAGTACCGCGTAGAGCCGGACGGCGTTGGATGAGATGTCTGAGTGGACTACCCATTCGGGAATGATGGCGAAGTATTCGCTCGATCTAACCTCGGTCATTTTCGCGCTCCCGGTCGTAGAAGTGATGGCATCCGTCTAGGACGGTCGGTTCCGGGTCGAATGCGAGCGGGTTCATTCCCTCTCGGACGAGTGGTGTACGGATCACGAGCTCGATGATGAGAGTAATCTGGGCGTCACAGATTGCGCACCGGACTGTCTGGAGTCTTGGGTATTCGCTCATCTCTTGCGGTCTTTCTTCTCTGACCGTTCAATGAGTACCGAGATGATGAACGTCGGGACGGCGATGAGTACGAAGAGGAGGATCATCGCGTCAAACATTAGGGAGCCGTTCATGATTCCTCCCGCGCTTGTTGTTCTTCTTTGAGTTGCTGGATGATTATGTTCGCGGTCCCTTTGCTGATTTGATCTAGGCGTGTTGGGGGCAATTTTCCGAGGGCGCGTGAGATGGCTTTGATTGCGTTTTGTTGGGCGACAGTCGCAAGTGGGTGTCCTTCGCCTTCTGGGAGGCTTGTGGATGCCTTAGCGGGGACCGTGGGCGAAGGCTTGGCGGGAGCGGTGGCGGGGTGTTGGTCTCGTTCGGCTCTCCGCGCCGATACTTCGTCACGGGATGCGATCTTCTTCGTGTCGGCCGCCAGCGATGCAACGATGGCTCGGCCCCAAGCCGACGACTCGGCATTTTGAACTTCGGATCCGGCGGTGTAAGGAGTTTTCCCCGGGAAGGTTTCCCATGCCGTTCCGATGCCGGGGCGGGTGTCGTCTGGTGTTCGGTATGCGGCCGCAACGTACACGACGAAAGTCTTGTCGCCGATTGTGATGATCTCGTAAGGCTTGGCAAGGTCTAACGGTTGTAGTGAGCCTTCTGGATGTTTGTCTCGGAAGGCTCGTATCCGTTCGGCTACGTCAACGTAGTCGGCCATCCGGTCGGTGTAGTCGGCCATTACGCGCCTACCTTTTCGCGGATGGTTTTGAGGACTTGCTTTTGGTATCCGATGCCTTTGGTTCCGGTGAAGTGGTTTTCTATCCAGTAGGGGTAAGCGTTCTCGAGTGCTTCGTTGTACGCCTTTGGAAGTAGTGCGTCGATGACGAATGACTCTGTCTTTGGAAGGATCTCGTCAAGTTGTGACTCGAGCGTTGAGGTTTGTACGGAGCCACGTTGTCCCATTTTGAGGTCGTATGGTTCGACGATTTCGTCTAGTGCGATGAGGCCGTGGAGGGCTGAGAGGATGTAGATGTTGTTCTCGGTTGTCATTGTGCGGGCCGTTGTGAGCGTGTCGCGAAACATTGAGCCGGTGTAGAGATCACGCGCGGGAGCTGGTGTTTCGAGCTTCGCTCCTCCGCATGGAATGATGACGATTTTTGTGGACATTGTTTTCTCGTTTCTGTCGGCTTGGACTCCGACGGATTTGACAATACGGAACTCGGCGTCTGTTGTCAAGTATCACAGAAGCCCGCGCCATGAAGAGATGACGCGGGCTTCTCACAACGGCACCCGAACGAGAAAGACCGGGCGCTATGTCATGTCAACGGCCGCGATCGTCCAAGACGCGGTCGTTGGTGATTGGTTCAAGATTTCGGAATGGCTCGGAAGTTTGTTTCTAGGATTGCCGGATCTGCTTGGGGCGAGACCTCGTAGTGGATCCAGAGTCCGCCGGGTGTTCCGCCGTTGTCTTGGGCGTTCCATTCCTTGATGCCTCGGGCTTTGTCTGCTCTGGAGCATCTGAAGCCTCTTCCCCATGCTTTCGTCGCGCCTTTGGCTTTGTAGTTGTATTGGTGGACCTCTTCAATGAAGAGCTCGTCCGCGTTGTCGACGAGGAAGTTGAACACGGCTTCAAGAACTTTGGGGTCTTGGCTACCGGTGTCGACGGCTCTCCCGGATGCGTGGACGCTCATATAGGGCTTGACCTTGGCGGCGTTCGCGGGGTTTGTGACGTCTAGTTTCTGGATTGCGGCGGGTGCTGATCGCATGACGCGCACAACGAGACCTCCCATGTAGGTCGTGCCGTAACGGAGATGTAGAAGATCGGCGAGTTTCTTGGCGGCCGGGTGGGTGGCCGTGGCAATCTTGTCGAATCCGGTGTACGGGCGTTTCGTGTTTGTCATGGCGTGGGTCCCGATGTTGGTGGGCGTGGTTCTTTATCGCGGAGCCCGTTTGCGCTTAGGAGCGCCAAGAGGCCGCCAGAGAGCGACATGAGCATTGGAGATAAGAGACTGAAAATTTCGGAATCGGCCTCGCTCATGTACCTCGGTTGCGTTACGAATAGAGTGCCGTAGAGCATGAAGCCAATGGAGAGAACGAATACGACGGTCAATCCAATTCCTACGCCAAGGACTAGCCGCGCCTTTATTTCTTCATTAGTAAGTCTGGGTCGTAGTGGCATTAGCAGTCATACCCTTTCATTCGTGGGAGTGTTGTTGTTGTTTCGACGGCCATGAGTCCGTCGAGGGCTTTGTTCTTTGTCCGTGGTTGCTGATCGCATTGACACTCGATTGTCTGAGCGATAGCGGGGTCTTGACATGAGTATCGGTAGCGGTCCGCGCATCCAGTAAGAGCTAGAAGTAGGACGCCGACAACTGTGATTCGTTTCATCGTTCTATTTCGCTCGCGGGTTCTTCGGGTGTGCCCATTGCAAGAACTTCGGCGTATTCTTCGTCTGTCATTTCTCTCTGGCCATAGGTGCCGTCGTCGAGAATTGTTGCTATTTGTGGGTTTGTCATTATGGCTCCCGGTATCCGTAGAGACGCCATTCACCGGTCATATTTGCTCCGCCGCTTGGCGTAATTCTGATGCGATCGAATGCGTCTGTTGCGTTTCTGAATCCGGCGCTATGTATGGATCGGAACGTATTGGCTTCGAATGCTTGCAATGTGAAGGTGAATTGCTCGCTTGCTTTCATCCTGAACTCCATTACTGTCTGGGCGCGATAGGCGGTTGTTACTTGGCCGGCCCATAGGTAGGAGGTGCTATTGGAACTATTGGCTCCGCCGACTGAGTTCGTATAGTCGGCGTAACCAACTCCGGCATAATAAAGGCTATTCCGTGCCGTTCCGCCGTTGTATAGGACGGCTTGTAGTCCCGCGGTTGCTGATCCAATGGCGGAGAATACGAGTTTGTAATAGACGAAGGTTGATGAGATGTTAGTTATATCGACAGAGGCGGCGGTTGCGAATGAGCCGCTCGAAACATAGACGAGGCCCGAGTTGGCAAGGTAAGTATTAACGTCGGCGCTTGTGGCGAGTTCACCAACGGCGAAAGTCTTGACGGCCATATCAGGCTCCTATCTTGTCGAGGCGAGCCGAGAGCGCGTCGATTTGGGTTTGTTGGGTTTGACATACTTTCAAGAGGTAGACCGCTAGTTTCTCGTACGCGATGCCTTCGGGGTCTCCGGCAGGATTTCTATGGACAAGCTCCTCAAGTCCTAATTCGGCGGCTTGTTCGGCAATGAGTCCGACTTCGAGATGTTTGTCTTGATCTTCTTCGTACATCTCGGGTAAGTAGTAGAACGTGACCGGCTCGAGCTGGAGAATCTTGTCGGTGTCGGCTTTGAGGGTTTCGATGTCGACTTTGTAGCGGCGGGATGAGACCGATGTTCCGAGTGTTCCGGCGGAGTTGATGAGAACGGTTCGCGCGGAGGTTACGGCTTCGCTGTAGACCGTTGACGCGTTGACTACGCGGGCGGTGAATTGTCCGATTTGGGTGTAGGTGCCGTTGTTGTAGAACTGGTTAGGGGTTGAGTCGTCGGTGATGAAGGCTTGAGACTGGATTCTGTTGAATGCGTCGCGGACGGGAATTGTGTCAACTACGGCCGAATAGGACGAGTTGAAGCCGTCCAAGAGTGCCGCGTTGCTGGCCGTTCCCGCGTTGCCGGTGACATTTATGGGGTATGTCCCGCCGTTGACAAGTTCTTGTGCTCCGATGGAGCCATCTTGAATGTTGGCTCCTGTAATGGTTTCGAGGGCAATGTTGAAGCCCTCAATGGTGTTCAGAGCAATATCGGCGTTTGTAATTGTTCGGTCGAGGATGTTCGATCCGGTAATTGTTCCCGCGGCGATGTTCGATCCGGTGATTGTTGCGGCGGCGATGTTCGACGCGGTGATGGTTGCCGGCGCAATGTTGAAGCCCTGAATCGTATCGAGAGCGATGTCGGTGTTGGTGA